ATCCTACTAATGGCTATTAACTTTGACAACTCAAATGCTGGCGTCATCACGCTGAAGCCGGGCGTCTCGGGCACGCTCACGCTTGTCTTGCCAATTGCGGACGGTAGTGCTAATCAGTTTTTGAAGACTGATGGCGCAGGCACTCTAAGCTTTGGCGCTGGCTCAATTGGCGCAAATGCAGTGGTGACTGGTTTGATTGAAACCACCACAATTACTGCAACCCCGCTTACGGCCACGGCTACATACGATGTAATTACGCAGACTGTTTTGTACGTAACAGGCAACGCCACAAACAACTGGACACTGAACGTTAGAGGTAATGGCGTAACCACCTTTAACAGTCTGATGGCAATTAACCAAACAATTACCTTGGCTGTAATGGTAACCAACGGCGCAACGCCATTTTTTCAATCAGCAACTCAGATTGATGGAGTTGCGCAAACGCCAAAATGGCTAAATGCCGTTGCACCGTCCGCTGGTAACGCAAACTCAATTGATGTTTACACGTTGACAATTACAAAAACTTCGATAACGCCAACCTACAACATTGTTGCGTCACAAACTAGGTATGCATAACCATGCCAATACTTCAATCTAAGGGAGCGGTAAGCGCACAAGGGTACGGGCAGACAACGCCAAGACCACTTACGTTTACAGGCACGCCTGCGGAAAATAACCGCGCTCATGGCGTGATTCGGATGACGGGAAACGCATCAATTACGTTAAATTTTCCCAACCTGACTCTTACCACCGCTGGCTACGCAATGTGGGTGTACAAACTAGCTACGATTACGGGCGGCGTCTCGACCTCAATTACAGGCGGTGGTGGATACAACATAGTAACTTCACTTGTGGGTGTTGGTAGCTACATCAACGGGGTGGGGACTACTACTGTAAACGCAAACAGCCTCACCGCTAACACAAACACATCAATTACGCTGGGAACCTTTTTTTCGGGCACAACCGTTGGCACCGACACCGTCTTGATTTATTTTTTGTTTCAAAACAGCCAAGCCTTTTCTTGTGTTCAATACACAGGAAATAATACCGCAAGAACCATCAGCTTTGTCGCGGCATCAAATACTCTTAATCCTCGATTAGTTTTTGTTGCAAATACCACTGCGGGAACTCTCGTGATGGGTCAGCCGAATAGTTCAACTTCAAATGCGTGGGGGTTTTTTTCTGGTGGTCAAACTCCAACTGCTATAGCAGGTAGGTGGCAAGCGCAATTTGGCGGTGGCTTACTTTATCTTGGAGCGGCGGGGTCAGCGGGTTCGCAAAATATTACTGGCAACATATACAACGCATTTTGTTGGGATGGTAATAGCTCATCAACTGTGTTTGGTAGCAATAATCAGCAGATACTTGCGGGTGGATCCCAAACCACCAGTTGGCCAACCTTAGGCAATAAAAACAATAGAGACGCCGTAACCGTAGGTAATCAAGCTCAAATGACCCAAGCAATTTGGCTTGTTGTTAACTCAAACACCGCCACAGCTTGTAGTTGGACAAATGGGCATACCACTTCCTTTACGGGCGGCATGGTGCCGGGCTCCATCACCTACGGATTTATGGTTCCCGCCAGTGGAACTATTCCAACCATTCAATTTTCAAATTTTGGAACCGCAGGCGCTGGTGGAATTGCTGGGCGCAATGACTCTAGTAGCACTGGAAGCCATGCTTGGTTTGTGTGGTTTTTTGAACCCTCTGACTTTAATATAGACATACCAAATGCTAGGCCTTTTTACGCAGGGGCTAAATCTGCATTGATTGCCTCAGGCGTTACAACGTCTACATATAACATAGGAAACACAAACAACTACCCTTTTTATTACACATTTGTTTTGGTTGTTTCGGGCGTTGGAACAAACGCTGTTGCCGCAAGGCTGTATACAAGGAATCAACAATTTATTCGATGCTCAGACGCTAATTTGCCAAGCCCATACTATGGCATGAACGCCACCGCTGGAGGCACGCAAGCTTCATCGGGATATGACGGTAGAAACTTTGAGTTTGCTGGGTTGGTTAGCACCCAATCGCACGCTATTTTGTATGGTGTTCAATTTCCAAGAATTCACTGCACGCCCATGTGGTCAGGAACTGGAACTGTTAGAACTTTCTATCACCAGCTAGGAGACATACCCACTTACATGTGGGTAAGAAACACAGACATTTCAAATACCAGCACAATCTTGTTTCACAATGCCCTTGGTGTAGATAAATATATAGATATTTCAGGGGCCAATGCCGCAGTAACAGACACAACGGTTTGGAACAACACAGCTTTAACGGCCACCACAATTACATGTGGAACAAGTGCCTTAGTAAATACCTCTAACGCTGGTTATCATGCTTTTGCGTGGTGCAGTAGGGCGGGGTTTGTGAACGTCGGGTATTACCCCGGGGCGTCGGCCTCGCAAGAAATTCTAATTGGATTTCAGCCATCCACCGTCATCATCACCGATGGGTCAGGTACTGATGGAACTGTTATGTTTACGGCCAGCATGGGCATGACAGGAGGTAGCAACTACCGCATGCGCTTGTCAGGCGCGGCAAACAACGCAACCTTGGGTGACGTATGCCTTGGAACCACCTTGGGATTCACCATGGCCTCAACCACCATTCTGAATACCGCAGGACGCAACTACTATTTCATTGCCTTTTTATAAAAGGTTAAACTTAAAACCCGTTTAACTTTAAGGAACAAAAATGGTAGAAAAAGTTTGGTTCACACTTGAAACAGCAAATCAAATTGTTGGGTACTTGGGCACAAAGCCCTACCAAGAAGTTTTCCAATTGATGGCACAGATCCAAAAAGCGGTTGATGTCCAGCAAGAAGAAAAAAGAGCAGGCTCAGCACCTGAGGTTCAACCACCCACCGAGGAGTAAAAAATGATTGAAGAAGAAAACACACAATCTGAAGAAGAAAATGTTCTTGAGGCACAAGCTCAACCACAAGCTCAAGCAGAGCCTACAGTGGCCGTTGACGACCCATACGCCTCACAGGCTCACATAGCTGACGAAAACCGCATTTGGCCGCCTCCCTTTGTGAAGAAGCATGGATAACACCACCACTGCCACAGAAATCAAATTGGCCGTGCACGAAGCCGTCTGCACAGAGCGATACCACAGTATTGAAAGCTCTTTGCGGAACGGCGATAAGCGTATGACCAAGATTGAGTACCTGCTGTACGCGGTGATTATCTGCGTGCTGTTTGGCCCGGGCGTGGCTGGCGAGTTCATCAAAAAGTTCTTGGGGCTATGAAATCGACCCGCTCACCATCTTGCTGGCCGCTCGAGCCTGTGTTACTGCAATCCAGCAAGGTACTGCTTTGTACAAGCAAGCGAAAACCGCTTTCATGGAGGTCAAGTCCATTGTTGAAGAAACTGCTGGTGTTGCCCGACAGGCCAAAGGTTTTTGGGCCAAGCTCTTCGGAACCAAAGAAGAGCCTGTGGCGCAAGCGACGCGAAAAAAGGAAAAATATGTAGCCGTCGACGAGACAAAAGTGCTCTCGGATATTGTGAGTCAATTGAGCACTTTCTTTCGTTTGCAGGAACAATTGGCTGAGACAATTCGCATTGAAGAGGAGCGATCAAAAAACGTCTATGACCCTGATGCAAATTTGATGGAAGCCGCCCTCCACAGAATCATGGCCCAAGACCAAATGGCCCTTTTGGAGCGAGAAATAAGAGAGGCGATGGTATACGGTGCCCCAGCCGAGATGGGGGCTCTGTACAGCCGCACGTTTGCAACACGGGACATCATCAAGGCAGAGCAGGACAAAGCAAGAAAGAAACGGGATGAACAATCATGGCAACGCAAGGAAGAGGAGCGCCTTTCAAACGAAAGGCAGGCGTACCTACTAGCGACTTTGCTTTTCCTCCTCTACCTGTGGCTACTCCTAACCCTCCTAAGCAGGACTGGGAGCTAGTGATGGGGTGGCTGGCGGCGTTAATTTTGGCGGTGTTCGCGCTCCCTCTGCTTGGCATGCTGTATATGGACGTGTTGCAAACCAAAAAAGAAGCTCAAGCCCAAATTCAAAAAATGGAAAAACTCAGGCAAAAAATCGAAAAGGAAAGAAAAAATGATTCCAATAGTCGCAACCCTACTGAGTAGCCTTGCAACAAATGGCCTGACGCTACTGTCCAGCGCAATCCAAGCCAAGGGCAAGGAGGTGGTCGAAAAGACTTTGGGTGTAAAGATACCTGACGATCCGACACCCGAAGATGTCAGCAATTTGCGCCAACTTCAGTTTGAGCATGAAGAGCGCCTGCTTGAGCTTGGTATTGAAAAGGCCAAGATGGAATTGGCTGAACTTGAGTTGCTGGCCAAGGCCGCTCAAAACGACGCTGACAACATCACAGATCGTTGGCAAGCCGATATGACATCTGACTCTTGGTTGTCAAAAAATATACGCCCCATGAGCTTAATTGCCATCTTTGTGGGCTATTTCATTTTTGCCATGATGTCTGCTTACGGCCACAACGCAAATGAGTCCTACGTCACGTTGCTGGGCAACTGGGGAATGTTAATCATGGGCGCTTACTTTGGTGGGCGCACGGTTGAAAAACTTGCAGATATGAGGAGCAAAAAATGAGCTTAAGCACCGAACAAGCCGCATTCTTGCTGGACTTTTGCAAACTGGTTCAATATGCCACAGAGCAGGGCTTTGTTGTGACCGCTGGGGAAGTTGCCCGCACCCCCGAACAGCAAGCCATTTACTTCAAAACAGGCCGCTCAAAGACCATGAATTCCATTCACCTGAAACGGTGCGCTGGAGACTTGAACTTCTTCAGGGATGGGAAGATAATATGGGACAAGAGCATCCTCGCGCCGCTGGGTGCTTATTGGGAAACTTTGAACCCCAAAAATCGCTGGGGAGGCAATTTCAAATCGCTTGTCGATTGTCCCCATTTTGAGCGTAATGTTGGTTAAAAAGGAGCCTCAGGATGGCAACCGCCGTAGCCCAAACATATGACAACCTAGTCACTAGCGTTGAGGCGTATCTAGAGCGCACTGACGCCGTCACTATTGCCTACATCCCCACCTTTATCATGCTGGCTGAGCAGGTGCTTGCCGCTGACATGAAGTTTTTGGGGAACATAAACGTAGGTACATTTTCGCTAGTTACATCTCAATCAATTGTTCCAAAACCTGCGCGTTGGCACAAAACGGTGTCAATGACGATGATTGTCAATGGTGAGCGCACCCCCTTGTTTTTGCGCAAGTACGAGTATTTGCGGGGGTATTGGCCAAGCACCACAACTACTGATCAGCCAAAGTTTTACGGTGACTACGATTACACCCATTGGCTGATAGCCCCCACACCTGACGCCGCTTACAGCGTTGAGACCGTGTACTACGAGCGCGTTCAGCCCTTGGACACAAACAACCAAACCAACTGGTTCACACAATATGCGCCGCAAGCCATGCTGTATGGAACTCTTTTGCAAGCAATGCCTTTCCTCAAGAACGACGAGCGTTTACAAATGTGGCAAGCACAGTACACGCAAATCATCAGCACCTTGAAGGAAGAAGATAAGCGACGGCTTGCTGACCGTCAAGCCATAGCGATTGACTCATAATGACCTCATACATAAGCCCATTTACAGGCGACGTTATTGTCCCAACTGACGTCAGCTATGTTTCGTACACGCTGGCCTCTACCCTGCAACTTGTTTGGCCAGCGAATGGTTCAGACAGCAATGATGTTTGTGCGCGGATCATGGACATTCAGGCGGCAAGTTCGGTTCCGCAATTGAAGTTCCCACCTGCTGATCAAGCGTCGGTTGGCACTGATGCCTTGATACGAAATGTTGGTGCTTTCACGATAACGGTGACCGATTACAACGGCAACACAATTGCAACGGTGACGGCAGGAACTGCCCGATACATTTACCTGACAAACAATTCCACCTCCAGTGGTATTTGGGGCATCTTTACCTTTGGTACTGGCACCTCCTCCGCTGATGCCGCTACGCTTGCGGGCTATGGCTTGTTGGCCAGTGGTTTGACTCTGAACCAAAGCCACCCCGTAACCACCCTTACCGCCAACTACACCTTTCAGGCATCAGACCGCGCTCAAGCGCTGGCTTGGCCAACCTCGGGTGGCGCAACCAATGCCTACCTGCCCTTGGCGTCCACCCTCAGCAACAACTGGTTTACGTTACTGAAAAACAATGGCACGGGCACATTGCTGTTAAACACTACAAGCAGTGAGTTGTTGGATGGGACTGCGTCGGCGAAGACTTTTCAGCCCGGCGACTCGGCGTTCATCATCTGCACTGGCACCTCCTACATCACCATAGGCTACGGCGTAAGCACAGAATTTTCCTTTACCGCGCTCACCAAGGTGGTCACCACTGGCACATACACCCTAACGGCGTCAGAGGCCTCCAACACCATCCAAAAATACACTGGCGCTCTTACAGCTAACGTTACGGTTTATTTTCCACCTGTGGTCAACCTGTACATCATCAGCAACCAAACCACTGGCGCTTTTACGTTAACGATTGGAACCACAATTGGAACCACTGTCACGGTGCCAACAAACACTCAGGCAACTGTAATTTGTGATGGCACCAACTTCTTAAACGCCAACACGACCACTGTGAGCAGTACAGTCATTGCAATGGTCGATGGAACGGTGACAAACCCTGCGGTGTACTTTGCTTCAGAGCCAACTACTGGTATTTATCGACCTGCGGCGGGCCAGTTTGGTATTGCCATTCTAGGTGTGTTAGTGTCAAACACAAGGGCGACTGGCCTTGAAATTACGGGGACAGGAACCTTTTCGGGTGGTGTGTCAGGGGGCGCTTTTTAATGACCGATAAGGTTTTAGCCCTCGACACGAAGCCGGGCATCCAGCGCGATGGAACCATGGTCGATGCAGAATGCTACACAGACGGCGAATGGGTGCGCTTTCAGCGCGGGCGTCCTCGAAAAATGGCGGGTTACGTTCAGATCACCAACGACTGGGCGGGCCCCTCAAGGGGTCTTTTTATTGACCCACGCAACGGCTTTAACGTCATTTACAACGGCTACTCGGATGGCGTACAAACCCTAACGGTTGACCAAAACGGAATTGGCGCGGGTATTGTGGACTTTACGTTGTCCGACTTTACGGCAAACTCAAACAACTTGTGGCAGTTTGATGCGGTGTTTGATGCGTCAGGGACTGGGGTGGCGAACCTGATTGCGCACCCGGGGCAGAACCTCACCGCAATCGACAGCACCACCAACACCCCCGTTTTGTTTGGCCCAGTGACAGGAACAACTTTGTCTCAAGTTGGTGTTTTTACGCTGTCAGCCACCACCGTTAACACATCCACCACCATAACCGTTGCCTCTACGTTGCTAATTGGTGCTGGGCAAACCATTACAGGCACAAACATTCCTGCCAGCACAACGGTGGTATCGGTCACAAACGCAACCACATTTGTCATATCAAACGCGGCAACGGGCTCAGGAACCGTAACCATCACGATCAACAACAACGTGTCGGTTTCAGGCGGCGCAGTCATGCTGTTTCCATACCTATTTACGTATGGAAATTTTGGTTTAATACGCAACTCAGGCGCAGGAAGTTTGTACGATTTTGTATCAGCAACGTCAAACTCAACCAACGTGACGTCCACAAAAGTTGTCAAAGGACTACCTGTTCGCGGCGGCTCCAACGCGCCATCAGGCTTGTTTTGGTCTCTTGATTCGCTGATCCGAGTAAGTTTTACGCCAACCACAATTACAACTGGCGTAACCTCAAGCACCTTTTTTTGGCGCTACGACATCATTTCAAGCCAAACCTCAATCATGTCTTCGCAGGGTGTGATTGAGTATGACGGCATCTATTACTGGTGCGGAATTGACCGATTCTTGCTGTACGGTGGTACGGTTCAAGAGATCCCAAACACCTTTAATCAAAACTACTTTTTTGATAACGTAAATTACAACCAGCGCCAAAAGGTGTTTGCCATGAAGGTGCCTCGCTATGGCGAAATTTGGTGGTACTACCCAAAGGGTCAGGCCACCGAATGCACCGATGCGGTGATTTACAACGTGCGAGAAAAGTGCTGGTATGACGCTGGCGAAGCACTTGGCTCCCAACGCTGTTCGGGCTACTTCTCGCAAGTTTTTCACTACCCAGTGCTGGCTGGCTATAAAACTAACGCCAGCGGCGGCGTTAATGCGGTCACCCTTACCAACGGCGGCTCCTTGTACACCAATGGTACTTACCAGTTTTACGCTCTTACTGGTGGCACTGGTACAGGTGCAACAGCCACAATCACCGTTGCTGGCGGCATTGTCACAACGGTTGTAATAAATAACCGAGGACAAAATTACACAATAGGCGACGTGCTGTCCTCTGTTCTACCCGTGGGATCAGGCTTCTTGTTGACGGTTGGAACGCTGATGACCTTTAATTCGCTATGGCAACATGAAATTGGCGTGGACTTGGTGGCTGGAACGAGCGTTGACGCCATCCTGAGCATGTTTGAGACCAATGACGTTGGTTGGGTCAGCGGAGGCCCGTCAGAGCCATCCTTGCAGGGCGTAAACCGTTGGTTGCGTCTTGAGCGTGTAGAGCCTGACTTTGTTCAGACTGGGCAAATGGAGCTATACATTACTGGGCGACCCTATGCGCAATCGGCTGACAAAATATCCGACGCGTTTGTGTTTACACCAACCACTGGAAAAATTGACATGAAAGAACAACGACGCGAGATGCGATTGCGTTTTGTATCAAACATTGCTGGTGGTGATTACCAACTCGGCAAGGTGCTGTTGAGTGGCGCTATAGGAGACGTTCGTGGCTACGAGTAATCCAGTTGGACTGGTTTACGACCCAAGGTACCACACGTTCAACTCGTGGGCCTCGCTGATGTGCGAACTGTACGCCGCCCAACAACTCTCGATACCTACAGATTCAACAGACTGGCACCAGTGGGGCAATGGTCTTTTGGCAATTGATGTATTCACCAACGAGGCTGTTCCAACCACCGACAACTATGACAACTGGGAGGAGTGGGCAACGGCATTGATGGGGGCGGTTAATCCGAGGCCACAATGAAAGAAGCAACATTACAAGAGATTATTAAAGGCGCTCCCATCACCAAAAATTTTGGTGAGCATTGGGAAATTGTCTACATGAACATTGCAAATCTTGTTGAAAAAACAAAAGAACACAGAGTTCTTCGCCATGGTAATTCTTTGTTGTTTTACATAATTGAAGAACCCAAAGTTGCCACAGGCGTTGTGTTCAGCATTGACCCCCCGCGCACGCAGGCAGAGGCTTTTGTTGAGTTTGCCAAGGGTATGGCTTTTGGTGGTTTTGAAACATTGAATACCACCACAGACCTTTTGTTGGCTATAAATCTTCTTGACAAAGCTGGATTTGACATAGACGTTTCAAACGTTGTTAAAAACAGCAAAATTAAAAACTTGCGAGAAATAAAAATTTACTTGCAAGGGGGCAGTTAATCATGGGAATAAATTGGGGTGAACTTGGTGATGCAACTGGATTTGGTGGAAGCGGCAATACAAGCATAGCTGATAAAATTGGTAACGCCTTAAACACATCGGTTGGTGGGGATAGTTCTGTTGGCAAAGCGGCAACCAAGGTTGCGCAACAAACGGTAAAGGTTGCAAAGGCTACTACTGCGGCTACGTTGGCGCAGGCAAAAGCTTTTGTAAAAAATCCGTTTCCCACGCTATTAACAATGGGGTTGTCAACTGTTATGCCATACGCATACGCCTCTGCAATCACAAACGTGCTTAATGGGGGTGACTGGAAAAAAGCCGTCATTCAAATGGGCATGAACTATTTTGCAACTGGTAGCGGCACTGGCCCCGGCCCATCAACTATGGTAAAAGTTTTAACAAGCTCATCAACTGCCGCGCTAAGCACAAAACTTTTGGGGGGCACAAACGAAGAAGTAAGAAACGCGGCAGTGGGCGGCGCTGTAAATACTTACATGTCTGATTTGTTGTACAAGCCAACAAGCCAAGGCGGGTATGGATTAAACCCTAGGGATGTCAGTACAAAAATGATGACCAACTCAGTTTCTGCGGCAACAAACGCAATTTTGCGGGGTCAAAATGTTGGCGATGCAATTGTAAATTCAGCTCTTGTAACTGGTGGCGCTCATTACGTCCAACTAGCCTACGAAAAAGTAACAAAAAATTCAGAGACTCTTCAACAGATGCAAGCTACATATGACAGTGCCAAGGCAAAAGTCATGTCAATATTTACCAAGCCTTTAGAGGATAAACAAAAACAAGTAGACGCTGAAGTTGCATCTGCTAGGATTCAAATTGATAGAGCTAGAAAAACTGAAACATACGCAAAACAGGTCAATAATGATTATGCTAATGGAAAGGCTAATGGGCCTTACGGTCAATACACTGCTGACCAAGCAGAGGACGCGGCAAAATATGCTGTAGAAAGTAACGATGCCGCACAACGTGCTATTGATAGAGTTAGACAGGCAAATAACGAACTTTTGATGATGGCAAATAGCAGTGGCTACACCGCCGCATCACAAGAGTACCAACTTGCGCTGAACCAACTGACTAACGCAGACAACAATATGGGTGCGTCTCAAAAAGAGTTTCTTGATTCTTACAAGAAATATGAGGACACAGTCGCCGCCACAAAATCTTTTCTTGACATCGACATTGCAGAAGATGCCGCAAAGATGATCAATGATGAGATAAAAGAAGCCGCAAGAGTAGCAAAAGAAGCTGAAGATAATGTTGCGGAAAATTCTAGAAAAACGCAAGAAGCGGAAGTTGCATATCAAAAACAACAAGCGGTTTTAAGAGAACAAGAGGCGCAGGTTAAGGCCGCTCAGGCATACAAAGCCAACCAAGAAGCCGCAGAACAAAAGAAAATTGCCGACGCAAAAGCCGTAGTGGACGCACGGGAGAAAAAAGAATACGACGACTTTTGGGCGGCTGACAAAAAGCTTAAAGATGAAATCAGAGAGAAGGCTGAAATACAAGCTAAAGAAGAAAAAAAATATCAAGACGTTATGGCCGCTGACCAAAGGGCTAGGGATGAGTACGCCAAAGAAAAATCTGAAAGACAAGCTAAAGAAGAAGCCGCCGCCAATTCCTTAGCTGAAGCAAACG